GCCGAAGATATTGACAACGAGGCTTTAGCTACCTTAATTGTTAATAAAATGAGAGGTACTGTAAAAGTATGTGCTGTTAAAGCCCCTGATTTTGGAGATAGAAGAAAATTAGCTTTAGAAGACATTGCAGTAACTACTGGTGGTGTTGTTTTTGATAAACAAAAAGGAATGAAGCTTGATAAATTTAGCTGGGATTGGTTTGGAGAAGCAAGGACTATTACTATAGAAAAAGAACAAACCACAATTGTAGATGGTAAAGGTAAGGTTGAAGATATTGAAGCTCGTGTTGAGGAATTACAACAACAAGTGGGACAAGCAACAACCCCCTTTGAAATTGAAAAATTACAAGAAAGATTAGCAAAATTTGTTGGGGGGGTAGCTATTATTCATGTAGGTGGAAATACTGAAACTGAAATGAAAGAAAAGAAAGATAGAGTTGATGATGCTTTACATGCCACAAAAGCAGCCATTGAGGAAGGTATCATACCTGGAGGAGGAATTGCTTTATTATGTGCTTCTCACACCATACTATCTGATTCAACCGGAGCTAAAATTGTTAAAAAAGCTTGTAAAAAACCTTTTATACAAATTTTAGTGAATGCAGGGTATAATGAAACTCAAGCAGAAAAATTAGCTGCTGACTTAGTAACACGTCCTCTTTGGTCAGGGTATAATATTAAAACCAAATTACCCATAGTTTCTTTTTGGTCAAGTTGGTTTGGGTATAATATTAAAACTGAAGAGATAGTTAACATGAAAGATGCCGGTATTATAGACCCAACAAAAGTAGCCCGAGCTGCATTACAAAACGCTGTATCCGTAGCAGGTACTGTATTACTAACAGAATGTACCATAGTAGACGAACCTCTTAAGGATAACCCACAACCACAACAGATAGACCCAATGATGGGAATGATTTAAATACTAATTAATAAATAAACAAAAATGAACAAACAAGAATTATTTGAGGAAATTGAAGCAAACTTTAATACCTTATCAGTAGAAAATTCCGGAACAACAAAAGCATCACAACAACGTGCCCGAGCTGCGGCTATGAAAATCAAGAAATTGATCACAGATTATAAAAAAGCATCTGTAGCAGAATCTAAATAAATTAATTGGGGAAACCTTTGGTTTCCCCATTTATTTTTCGTATATTTACACTATGGAAAAAATTATAATAGAAAAAAATATTCTAATTGCTAGAAGACAAGCCCCAGGTGATAGGTGGTCTTTAGTCTCTAATGAACCTAATGGAATTATACATAAAACATTAACTGATTGTTTAGAGGCATACATGGTAAAAACAGGATTTAAGGGTGAGTATAGACTTGCCCCCTTAAAAAGTGAATTATACTCAATATCTTCTACAGAAGAAGAAGTAAAAGTTGAACCTGAAAAAAAATATAATATCTATGGAGATTTTGGGGAATAGTCACGGACTTACTCGACTTTGACTATGGAACTATATAAGTACAACCATGAAACAACATTACGTATACATACATTTAAACCCTAAAACTAAAGAAGTATTTTACGTTGGAATTGGAAAGGGCAACCGAGCATACAATAAGGGGGCGGGACGCAACCAATTCTGGGGTAACTATGTTAATAAACATGGCTTTGAGGTTGAATTAATTGCAGAAGGTTTAACTAGATCTCAAGCCGGTAAAATAGAAATTGAATTAATAGCCTACCTAGGTAGAAGACAAATTGATATTGGTGGTGTACTAGTTAATAGAAGTACTGGGGGGGATGGTGGGTGTGGGGGTTATACCCATACTGAAGAATGGAAAAAAATTGCTAGTGAAAGACAGATAGGAGTACCTAAAGGTCCATTATCCGATAAAGCAAAAGCAAAATTAAGTAAAGCTTTAATAGGTAGAGAAATTACTTGGGGGAAACCAATCTTACAGTTTGACAAAACAGATGTTTTTATTAAAGAATGGCCATCAGCAAAACAAGCATCTAAATCTACAGGAGCAACAAGTATATTTGAAGTAGCAAGTGGTTATAAAAATAAAAGGTATAAAAGCTCAGGTGGGTATATTTGGAGATATAAATAAACAATCGTATATTACAGTTATGAAAGAAAATAGTTTATTAGTCGAGCGTTATAGACCTACCACTTTAGATAAGTATGTTGGTAATGAAAATATCAAGAAATCAATTTCCAAACACCTAGATCAAAATGATATTTTAAATCTTATTCTCTACGGTTCAAGTGGTACTGGAAAAACTACATTAGCTAAGATCATTGTCAAAAATTTAGACTGCGACCATTTATACATTAATGCCTCGGATGAAAGAGGTATTGAAACCATTAGAGATAAAGTAATGGGATTTGCTAGTACAGCATCATTTAAACCACTTAAGGTTGTTATATTAGATGAAAGTGATTTTCTAACTATCCAGGCTCAAGCCTCACTTCGTAATATTATCGAAACCTTTTCCCGTACAACTCGTTTTATAATGACTTGTAATTTTATAGAACGTATTATAGACCCCTTACAATCTAGATGTCAGGTTTTAAAAATCATACCACCATCTAAAAAAGATGTTGCTAAACACTTGGCATGGGTATTGGAACAAGAATCTATCGAGTTTGAGATAAATGACTTAGTACCCTTAGTTAACCAATACTACCCCGATTTACGCAAGTGCCTTAATACTATACAGTCATCTACGTTTAATAACGTGTTAAAATTGGATAAATCAATACTAGTATCTTCTAATTATATAGATGAAATTATTAATGAGTTAAAAGCTAAATCAAATTTTAAAACTATTAGACAAATTCTAGCTGATTCTCAAGTAGATGATTTTGATGAATTATTTAGAGCACTTTATGATAGAGCAAGTGAATTTTCCCCCAACAAGGAAGGCTCAGTAGCTATGTTAATTAATGAACACCAATATAAATCAAATTTTCGTATAGACAAGGAAATAAATTGCTCCTCTTTACTTCAAAACCTAATTAATAACAAATAACAAATAATTATGCAACAACAACAACAACAGGCACCACCAATCGACTTATCAACTACATCACCAATTAAAACCTCATCCGGAGGGAGTGTATTTTTACAAGGAGTATTACTTCGCACAGTATCTAAATTTATATCGGGCACCGATGAAGATGCTTTACTACCAATCCCCGTATTCTTTGATTCTCTAACTGGTAAAATTTTAAAAAGCTCTGTTCCTAAAGATTTAAGAGAGGAACTTAAAGACGAACTTATTTAATGAAATCTACCTTTGATTGGATAAAACATATAAACCAATATAAAACCCCTATCGAAGATTTCACACCTAAAGATTGGGATCTTTTTTCACCATATGTAATTCACAAGGTATTAAGTATGAACGAAGACTACCTAGAACTGGTAAACGAGGTTCAAAAAATACTCCCCCAAAATAAAAAAGAGATATATTCAATTTATAAAGAATTTATCCCTAAAAACAATAAATGGAGTAGTTATATTAAATCTAAAGTTAAACAACCTAATAATGATTTAATCCACCACCTACAAGAATATTTTAAATGTTCTAGTAGGGAAGCAAAAATATACGTAGATTTGTTGGGTGTTGATAAAATAAGTTGTATATTAAGGGATATAGGAATTGAAAAAAAGGAAATGAAAAAACTACTAAAATGACACTATTACTTTACAAAATGTTGCTATCTTCTGCAGAAGCAGATAAAGCAAAATCAATGTTATCCCTAGATTTACTAGGAAATCAAGCAGTTGGGATAGGTGACCATTCTACTGGGGATTTTTATAAAAATGCTGAAGAGGCTCTTAGAATGTTAATAGATGCTGAAGAAAGGATTACAATTTTAAAAAAACAATTCTCACCAAAAACACAAATAAATGAGTAACTCAGTCACTAAATACGAAGAAATTATGAGCGATAGAGAAATTATGAATTCGAAAAACCCTAAAACAACTCGAATTCAAAGTTTAAATTTAGAAAAATTAAATAATGCGTTAAATGGTGGATCAAGTGCAGTACAAGACTTTGAATTTGAATACCCAAAATTAGCAAATGAGTTTAAAAACATACAACAAGAGCAATACGAATTATTTGCACGGAAAATGATTTCATATGGGAGGGGTAATATCTCCTTAGGGGGTAACTTAGAAAATAAAGAAGATAAACAACTCTCCCTAACCTCTATATGGATTAGGATGATTGATAAAATGAATAGGTTAAAAAATATGGTGGTTAAAAACCACACCAACCCCCTAGAAGATGAATCTATAGAAGATACCTGGAGGGATATTTCAAATTATGCTTTAATAGCTTTATTAGTAGGGAAAGATAAATGGTGATAACCTATCATTTTTCGACAAAATCCCCATATGTATAATAAAACATAGATATGAAAAATAAAATATGTACTAAATGTCATAAAAATTTAAGCTTGAGTTCCTTTAATAAATTAAAAATTGCTAAGGATGGTTTAGCTTATGAGTGTAAGTTATGTGGTAGGGAAAGAAATAAAAAGTATAATAAAGATAATAAGGAGAAAATATCACTTACCCATAAAAAATACTATCAAAAAAAAAAAAACAATAATTCAATAATTGAAAATTCAAAGGTATACAATGAAAAAAATTATGAAAAAATTAAAGAATATAAAAAATCATACTTAGAAAACCCCACAAATAAAGAAATACAAAAACTAAATGTCAAAGAGTGGAGAACAGAAAATATAGAACATCATAGAAAAACTAGAAGAGAATATATGAGGGATTACAGAAAAACAAACCCCAATTATATTTTAAAAGAAAATGTAAGTCATTACATTAGAAGAGTTTTAAATGGTGGAAAAAGTGGTTCATATGAAAAATATTTAGGTTGTAATATTGAGGAATATAAGAAATATTTAGAAAATCAATTTGATGAAAAAATGACTTGGGAAAGTTATGGTAAGGATGGGTATTGGGAAATTGACCATATTATACCTACTAGTAAGGGGGGTAGCTTCCATTATACTAATACTAGACCCTTATCAATTTTTGAAAATCGAAGTAAAAAAGACAAAAAATAATTTGGCTCGGAAAATACCTAAAATAGTAAAAGATATTATTAATAATCCACCTAAGGCAATAAATTTTGCATATCAAAAGAATATATCATATTCTCAGATGTCTATATTTAGAGGTTGCCAATATCGTTGGAAACTACAATATAAGGACAAGAAACGTAAGTTTACATCCAGTATATTTACTGTTTTTGGAAGTGCAATTCACGAAGTTATTCAACATTATTTAGATGTAATGTATGACAAGAGTGGGGTGGAGGCTGATAAAATTGATTTAGAAGAATTATTCCAAGAAAGGTATATAGCAGAATACCAAAAACAATATAAGGCTAATAAAAATGAACACTTTTCATCAGCAGAAGAGATGAGAGAATTTTTTGAAGATGGAGTAGGAATCTTAAAGTGGTTTGCCAAAAAACGAAGTAAATATTTTAGTAAAAAAGATACTTATTTAGTAGGTTGTGAAATACCCATTATAATCCCACCAAATAAGATGTATAGTGATGTATTATACATGGGATATTTAGATGTTGTAACATACCACGAACCAACAGAAACATTCAAGATAATAGACATTAAGACCAGTACCAGATCATGGAATAAAAGTAAAAAAGATGATAAAAATACAAGAGCCCAACTCATCCTATATAAAAAATACTTCTCAGAACAATATAATATACCATTAGATAAAATCCAAATCGAATTTTTTATATTAAAAAGGAAAGTATTAGATTATGATGATGAAAAATTAATGTCCCCCCACCAGGCTTATAGGGTGCAAATATTTACACCACCTAGTGGAAAAAATAGTATAAAATTAGCACATTCTGGGGTTTTGGAATTTATAGATGAGGCATTTACCTACCAAGGCGAAATCAAAGAAAAAGAATACCCTAAATCACCTAGTAAGTGGAATTGTTCTTTTTGCGCCTATTCTGATGACAAGGAATTATGTGGGGCGGGGGCGCATTTTAAATAACCCAATGTATACGTATATACAATAATAACGTTTTAATAAATAAAGATTATGAGTAACAATAAAGAGATGACACGAACTAGTGTTATGGTTCAAAGTGATTTATTTGAGGAATTTAAGATTGCTTGTGTAAAAAGAAAATTTTCATTACAAAAACTAAATGACCGTGCTATTTTCCTATACCTCTCAAATGAGGAATTTCGTAAACAGATAACTAATCAAACTAATTTAGAATTGTAGTAATATGAATAATTTTCTCTGTATATTCTCCCACCCACCTTACCATGTATAAATGACATTAGAGTCATCATATATGGGTAAAAGGAAAACACAAGAAGAATTTATAAAGGATGCCATCAAGGTACATAAGGGGAAATATAATTATTCCCTTGTTATATACAAAGGGGTTAAGAATAAAATTAAAATTAAATGTCCCCAAAACCATACATTTGAACAATCCCCCAACGATCATTTAAATGGGCATGGGTGTAAAGAATGTTCAGGTTGGGGAAAATACACCACCTCCAGAGAAGAGTTAATTTCCTCTTTAGAAGAGGTACATGGGAAATATTTAGATTTTAGCAATATTGAATATAAGGGTTTTATGCAAAAGGTATTAGTATCATGCCCCCAACATGGACCCTTTAATAAAAATGTTGCTGATTTGTTAATAGGGAAACAAGGATGTCCTAAGTGTAGTTGGGAAAAGATGGGAGCTAAATTTGCGTGGAATTTACAAATTTTCATATATAAAGCTAATTTGATACATAATAACTTATATGATTATTCCACCACTAAGTATACTAATGCTACAACTAAGGTAAATATTATATGCCTTAAACATGGTTCTTTTGAACAGCAACCTAAAGACCATATAAATCAACAACAAGGGTGCCCTTCATGCTCCCAATCCAAAGGTGAAATTTTGGTTAGTAAAATTTTGAAAGAGCTAGATTTAGATTTTAAATCTCAACACACATTTGAAGGGTGTGTTAATAAAAGAAAATTAGTATTTGATTTTTATTTACCCCAATATCAAATATGTATAGAATTTGATGGTATACAACATTCTACTCCTATAAAATTCTTTGGAGGATTAAAATTCTTTAATTATATTAAACATAATGATAATATCAAAAATATATATTGTAATGAAAATAACATAACTTTAATTCGTATTAACTATAATCAAATAAGTAAAATTAAACAAATAATAAACAAATATGTCTAACATTCAAAATGCCCATTTTCGTCACGTTGAGCAAAAGTATCGTAAAAAGATACTGCTCGTTTGTGACGATATTTAATTAGAGTACATTCCGGAGTGGCAACAATTGCCAAAGAAATAGTATGTGGTACGGCACACCATTTTAATTGGGTACAAGTAGCGGGTGCAATAACCCACCCTGATAAGGGAAAAAGATTAGATCTATCCCCTAGCACTGATAGTGAAGTTGGTATGGAGGGTTCTAGTGTTATATTATACCCCGTTGATAATTATGGTGATTCAAGAATTCTAAGAGAAATAATCCAATTTGAAAAACCTGATGCTTTATTTTTAATTACAGATCCAAGATATTTTACTTATATATTTAATATGGAGCAAGAAATTAGAAAACAAATTCCGATTACATATTTAAATATTTGGGATGACTACCCCGCACCAATGTATAATAAGCCCTATTATGAAGCTTGTGATTTATTAATGGGTATTTCTAAACAAACAGTTAATATTAATAAACTGGTATTAAAGGGACATGAAAAAAATAAAATATTTAAGTATATCCCTCATGGTAAAGATCCTAATAAATATTTTCCCATAAACGAACCAACAATAGAATATTTAGATTTTAAAAAGGAAATATTTAAAGGGAAAGAACCTGAATTTGTGGTTTACTTTAACTCCCGAAATATCAGGAGAAAACAAATCCCTGATACTATGTTAGCCTTTAAAGTATTCTTAGATTCCTTACCTAAGGAAAAATCAAAAAATTGTTATTTAGTATTAAAAACTGAATTGGTTACTGATGCTGGTACTGATTTAGATAAGGTTAGAGAGTATTTGTTGGGTGAGGATTATTTTGAAAATTGCATTATATTAGACAATAAATTCAGTGAAAAACAATTAAATTATCTTTATAATATAGCGGATGTTCAAATATTATTAACATCAAATGAAGGTTGGGGTTTAACTCTAACAGAAGCCATGTTGTCTGGTACTCCTATTATAGCTAATACCACAGGAGGTATGCAGGACCAAATGAGATTTGTAGATGGAGATAATAAATGGTTTGAACCTTGTGCCAAGATACCTTCAAATCATAGAGGTACTTATAAAGAACATGGAGAATGGGCTTTTCCTGTATATCCAACCTCAAGATCAATCCAAGGTTCACCTCAAACACCTTATATTTTTGATGATAGATGTTCTTGGGAGGATGCTTGTGATAGAATAAAAGAAGTATATGCTTTATCCCCCGAAGAAAGAAAATTTCGAGGTTTAAAGGGTAGAGAGTGGGCAATAGGTGATGAAGCAGGTTTTACATCTAAACATCAAGCTAAAAGGGTAATTGATGCCTTAGACGAACTATTTTTAATCTGGGAGCCTAGAGAAAAATATGAGTTAATAAATGCTAACGAATATAAAGGAAATTTCATAAACCATAAAATAACTTACTAATGAGTAAACCAAGATTTGTAATTAGTTCCCCATTCGACTGCTATTCAGGTTATTCAGCTCGGAGTAGAGATGTAATAAAAGCAATCATACAAAGCGATAAATATCAAGTTGAACTATTATCCCAAAAATGGGGGGATACTTCATGGGGTTTTTGTAAATCCCACCCAGAATGGAATTTTTTATTAGATTATTTAGCAAAACCCGAATGGAATCAATCTCAACCCGAGATTTGGATGCAAATAACTATACCCAATGAATTCCAACCCTATGGTAAATTTAATATAGGGTTAACTGCTGGAATTGAATCTGATACCCCAAAAGCAGAATGGATTGAAGGGTTAAATAGGATGAATATAAATTGGGTTTCTTCTGAGCATGCCAAAAATGGATTTTTAAATGTAAAGTTTGATAGAATAGATAATAAAACTAAACAAAAGATAGGTGAGGTTAAACTCGAAAAACCCATTGAAGTAATATTTGAAGGGGTTGATTTAAGCATTTACAAACCCTTAGAAAAAGATGTAATCAATACTATAGATTTATCTTATATAAAAGAATCATTCTGTTTCTTAATGGTAGGACATTGGATGCAAGGTGAGTTAGGGCATGACAGAAAAAATATTGGTGTTTTAGTAAAGGAATTTTACGAAACCTTTAAAGACCAAACAGGAGTAAAACCTGCCCTCATTTTAAAATGTTCAGTAGGAACATCTTCATATATGAGTAGAGAAATAGTTTTAGAGAGGATTAATAAAATAAAACGTTCAATTAAATCAACTAACCTTCCTAACGTTTATCTTTTAAATGGTGAGCTTACTGATACTGAAATGAATGATCTATACAATCATCCTAAAATAAAATCCATGGTTACTACAACTAAGGGAGAAGGTTTTGGTAGACCATTATTAGAATTTTCTACAACAGGTAAACCTATTATAGCATCAGGATGGTCAGGTCAATTAGATTTTTTAAATCCCAATTTTACTACCCTACTACCTGGTGTTTTAGAAAATGTACACCCATCAGCCTCTAATAATTGGTTAATACCAGAATCTAAATGGTTTCAAGTTAGTTATATTCATCTTAAAAAATCGTTAAAGGATGTTTTTCAAAAATATAAAACATATTCTATAAAAGGTAAACAACAAAAACACCACGTTAAAACTAATTTTAGTTGGGATAAAATGTCAAAATTAATACAAACAAAACTAAATAACCCAGATATCATCCCTTTATTTCCTGAAAAGATGGATTTAAATTTACCAAAACTAAATTTACCAAAACTAAATTTACCAAAAATTAATAAAATATAAAAATATGAAATTCGATGATTTAATAGAGTGTACTAGATGTGGGGGAGATTGCTGTTATAAACAAGAAGTAAATAAAGATATTACATTAGAAATGTGTTATGGGTGTGGTTTTATTTCAAACTCTTTAATGAAAAAAGATACAGATTTTCTAAAAGAGCAATTAGAAACACTTCCTGAACTATATAAAGAATTAATGGATGAGGATGAAAGTGGAAAAGTATGGATGCCTAGTACTATCAATATAGAGGATAAAGGGATGGTATTCGCTAGTGGTAAGAGTAGAGATGAATGGATGTGGGGTGCTGTCAAGGTAATAAAGGTACCTAAAAAAGATCTTAAAAAATATAATGGTAAGAAATTTAGAGCTGATATGACTACACTAAAAAATTTTAAAGAACGTGATTTTATGAATTCCCTTTCATATATAGGGGTAATACCAGAATAAATATGAAAATTTCATACGCTATCACTTGTTGTGATGAACTATTAGAAATAAATACCCTCCTATCTTTTCTCCTAAAAAATAAACGAGAAGAAGATGAAATAGTAGTTCTAGTAGATTTAACTCAAAATGAACCTACTTCGGAATTATTAGATTATCTCCATAAGTTAAGTTCTAAGGGGAGTATTAAATTAGTAGAAGATAAGTTTAAGGGCCATTTTGCCGATTGGAAAAACTCATTAATGTCTCATTGTATAGGGGATTATATTGTAAATATTGATGCTGATGAAATCCCTCATATAAATTTAATGAACTACCTCCCCTCGATATTGGAGTCTAATCCTGAAGTTGATATTATTAGAGTACCTAGGATTAACACAGTTTCTGGGATTGGTTTATCTCATGTTAAAAAATGGGGATGGAATATAAGTAAGATAGAATCCCAAATTGGGGAAAAAGAATTTGATTTAGACAACCCTCAAGATTTGGATGAATATACTTTATTGAAACAATATAATTTAATCATTGAAGAAATAAAAGTAAAATATTATATCCCCATAATTAATTGGGAAGACTACCAGATGCGTATCTACAGAAATAACCCAAGTATAAGATGGAAAAACAAACTCCACGAGGTCCTAGAAGGCCATAAATCAGAGTCTACCCTACCAGCAGAAGAAGAATGGTGCCTATACCACCATAAAGAAATAGATAAACAAAAAAAACAAAATAATTATTATAATACTCTTTAACCTATGATATCCATAATAATCCCAACTTACAGGAACCCAGAATGTTTAGATATATGCTTACAATCAGTATTAGAGGGACAATCAACAAAGAATGAAATTATTGTGGTAGTGGATGGTTTTACTTCCGAGTCCAAACATATTATAGAAAAGTATAGGGGTAAAATTAACTTCCTCCCATTAGAAGAAAACCAAGGTATGCAGATGGCACTAAACTTGGGGGTTTATAACGCTCATAACGAAACTATTGTTATCATTAATGATGATAACGTATTATGTAAAGATTGGGATAAAACTATTGAAGAAGAATTAAAACGTAATCATGTATTAACTATTAACCAAATCGAGCCTTTTAGTGGTATATTTGAATTTCCGGTCAAAGATTTTGGTACTCACCCCAATAATTTCGATTATGAGGGTTTTAAACAATACGAACCCACAATACGTAATGATGTTGAAACACCTAATGGTGGAATATTTCCTTTTGCTATGTCCAAAAAAGATTACATGATTGTTGGGGGTTTTGATACACTTTATAAATCACCCTTTATATGTGATTGGGATTTTTTCCTTAAATTGGAATTAAATGGTTTAAAATTTAGCCGAACTTCTAAAGCACATTTTTACCATTTTGCAAGTATGGCAACTAAAAAAGGCAAAGATAAAGAAGCAATGAGTGCATCAGAATCACCGGCTGCTCAAACCTTTATATATAAATGGGGTATTCCCCCTAATTTATATAAAAATAACTCACACAACCCCAAAAATGGGTCTATCATTAAAGGGATTGAATTTAAATAAAAAACATAAAACATGATATATAATTTAGAAGAAATAATAAATAAATTATCCAATACCCCATCAGATATTAATGAACATTTCCCAGCTATAATAAAATATGGGAGTGAATGTGACCATATAACCGAAATGGGAGTAAGGGGTATCTGTTCTACCTGGGCTTGGTTGGGGTGTAAACCTAAGGATGGTTTACATTCTTATGATTTACACGACCCCTCTCAGTGGGGGGGAGATCTTCAATCTGTTAAAGATACAGCGGAGGCATATAAAATAAAATTTAATTTTACTGAGGTTGATGTAACTAAAATAGAAATAGAACCAACAGATTTACTGTTTATAGATACTTGGCACTGTTATGACCAATTAAAATTAGAACTATCAATACATGCCCATAAAGTTAAAAAATACCTTTGTTTCCATGATACTACAACATTTGCCCATAAAAATGAAGCTTTAACTTCCCACCATAATTGGGAAGATAATACTACCCAGGGAAAAGGTCTTTGGGATGCAGTTACTGAATTTTTAGATGAAAACCAAGAAGTATGGGAATTAGTTGAAAGATTTGAAAATAATAATGGGTTTACTATTATAAAAAGAAAATGAGAATTATATACAGGATTAGTGATAGTGGCTACAATAAAGTAAAACCAGATTATATCAATAACGAAAAATGTTTAAAAAACGCTTCTGAAGAATTAGAAGGTGCTATTTTTCATATTATAGCTGATGGTATATCCCCCGATACTGATAATATGGTTCGAAAATACCTTACACGAGATAGTATTATTCATGTTAAAAAGGGAAATGGAGCAGCCACATTTAATATAGCATTGGATAAAGCACTAACTTATGATGATGATGAAATTATTTATTTCCTAGAAAATGATTATCTCCACAAACCAGGAAGCTTGAAGGTGTTAAAAGAGGGTTTGAGTATAGGAGCATCTTTCGTATCGTTATATGACCATCCGGATAAATATATTGAACCGGATAAAGGTGGGAATCCTTACTGTGAGGGTGGTGCAGAAGATACAAGAGTATATTTAACAAATTCATGCCATTGGAAGATAACAAATAGTACAACTATGACATTTGCAGCCAAAGTTAGTACATTAAAACGAACAGAAAAAATATTAAGGAAATGGACATCAGGAACACACCCAGACGATTTTCAAATGTTTTTAGACTTAAGGTCACAAAATGAATTATTAATAACCTCAATACCCGGTTATTCAACACATGGAGAAACATCTTATCTTTCTCCCCTAACAGATTGGAATAAAATATGAGCAAGAAAGTACTAATTACAGGGGTAGCAGGTTTATTAGGTAGTAGACTAGCAGATTGGATAATAGAAAACAAACCTGAATATAAGGTAGTAGGTATAGATGATTTAAGTGGTGGGTTTAAAGAAAACATCAACCCCAAAGTAGATTTCTGGAAGATGGACTTAGTAACAAATCCTATTGAAAATTGTTTTGAAGTAAATAAATTTGATTATGTATTTCACTTTGCTGCATATGCCGCTGAGGGATTATCACCCTTTATCCGTACCTTCAACTATGATAATAATTTAAAAGTCACAGCTCACATAGTTAACGAATGTATAAAAAACAACGTTAAAAGATTGGTATTTACGTCAACTTTAGCGGTATATGGACATGGTAATAAAGGAATATTCAATGAAACTCAACAACAGGCACCTATCGACCCTTATGGGGTAGCAAAGTATGCTTGTGAAATGGATATCAAAATAGCAGCAGAACAACATGGTTTGGATTATTGTATTATTAGACCACATAATGTCTATGGTATTAAACAAAACATATGGGATAAATACAGAAATGTACTAGGTATATGGATGTTCCAACATTTAAATGGTATGCCTATGACAATATTTGGAGATGGTGAACAATCAAGGGCCTTTAGTTATATAGATGATATTTTAGAACCTTTATGGAAGGCTGCCATTCTCCCTCAAGCCAGTAAACAAATCATAAATTTAGGTGGTATAAAAGAACATACCATTAATGAAGCTAATAGTATACTTTTAGAGGTGATAAATGATGGTAAAGTAGAATATCTTGAAGGAAGACATGAGGTTAAACATTCAATACCAACTTTTCAAAAATCTATAGATATATTAGGTTTTAAACATACTACTTCATTATATAAGGGTTTGCAGGAAATGTGGGAATGGGCTAAAGTACAACCTATGAGAGAAAGGTTCGTTTGGAAAAAATATGAGTTAGAAAAAGGAATATATAGTTACTGGAAAAATAAATAAATCTGAGTACTCATTATAAACAATATGTAATACGTAATTTAAAATAAAAAAAATACTATCTTATGCCTCCTGCCAAACCCCTCTCCAAAAATATGATTATAGCCGCTATGGCTAAGACTAAATCCAATTTAGCTGGGTCTAGGTACCTCCATGTTTCATATCAACATTATAAAAGATATGCAAAAAATTATGAAGCTACTGAGGAAGGGTATGACTCTCTATTTGACCAACATAAAAACCAATGTGGTAAAGGCATACCCAAATTCTTAAATGATGGGAAAAAATCCCCCGCACTTTTAGATATAATTGAAGGTAGGGTATCAGCAACCTCATTTGCACCTGCAAAAATTAAACATCGTTTAATAGAAGAAGGATATTTACTAGAGGAATGTAGTATGTGTGGTTTCAAAGAACGTAGAGTACTAGACTACAAAATCCCCCTACTATTAAATTTTAAAGATAAGATAAAATCTAATTATAATAAAGAAAACATAGAATTGTTATGTTATAACCATTATTTTCTTTCAGTTGGGGAGGTTTTTACTGATAAAGATGAACAACACATAGAATCTTCAAAAGGACATAGTGGTACCACTGAGCAAGTAAAATGGGAGGTTGATCCTTACCATTTACAACGCTTAAAAGAATTAGGATTAGGGGAGGATGAAGATGATGTTAACCAATATATTAGTAGAATATAATGAAAAATAAAAAACATAATAAAATAATAGATGACTATTATACTTTCAAATCTAAACATCTTGAAAAGCTGGGTGTAAAAATCTTGAAGGCTGATGAAAAATTTCGTAAGTTAAGAGATAAGAAAATAAATGATAACTTTTTAAAAAATTTTTAAAATGAAATTTGAACATACTTTAGAATTCAATACTACCCAAGAACTAAATGAGGTATTTGCAGAGGGTAACAAATCAATATCAAATACTATTGTAGATGTAGCCTTAAAGAATCTCAAAACAAAGAAACACAAAATCCCAGTAATCCAGATTACCACTAAGGATGATGATGTAGTATATGATGTTTTGATTACTCGCCCTGATATGATTGAAACTTTAGAACAAAATCTTAGTATAATGGAAGAATATGAAGATTATAGTCGTTGTCAACAAATAGTAGATGCATTACATTATTTAAAAAATTTAAAATAAAGGTTTATGTGATTTAATTTGGCTACCTGGGATATATTTCGTATCTTTATATATAAGATAAAACTATGCCATTATACGAATTTCAAAATTACAATAAATATGGGAATGTTAGGACAAGGTTAGTATCTTCTCCTAAAGGCAAATCATTTGAAGTAAACCCAAAGGGGCTTGGAGGATATATAGGAGTTAGAATGTTCAAATATGAACATAAACACCCTATATACCCTCCCTCTTTAATTGTAATCGACAATCAGAAATATATAACACCGGAATGGCAGCCTGTTTTAATGGAGACAGAATTAAGTGATATTAAGTGGATTAAACCTGAAGTTAAAAGAGCAGAGATAATTGAGCATAGATTTAAATCTTCAAGTAGTGATAAGGTTTATATAGCAAAAGAATATATAGCTATTGATGGTTCACGCAAATATAATTGCAATTGCTTCGGCTCAATAAGAGCTAAAGATGGTTGTTGTACTCATATTAAAAATATTAAAAATAAATAAATTAGAGAAAGAGAAAGTAAATGATTACTAACAACTAATATTATAGATATATGAAATTTAAAATTTACTAATTATGGAACGACAAATATTAATATGTGAATGTCACTCGCTCGAACACCAAGTAATTTTTTGGTATGACGAAGAATATGGTGAATTGTACTGTGAACCCCATTTAACAACTAATAAAAACTTCTTTAAAAGACTATGGCGTGGGTTAAAATACGCTTTGGGTTATAAAAGTAAATATGGTGACTGGGATAGTACAATATTTAAAAAAGAGGACTTATCAAAATTTCGTGCTTATTTAGAGGCACATACTAAGTAAATTTTATTTACCAACCCATTACATACTATATAATTTATTATAAACTTATGAAAATAGATTACTTTAAAGAAGAAAACGAACTAACAAAAAAACTGTTTGATTTAGATGAAATCCTTAACTTCCAGATAGAACACGATATTCAAATTATAAGAGAAGAAGATTGGCAGTATATGTGTTACATAGATAAAAAAGGATATGGTAGTGGGCTAACAACTATGGGTGCTTTAGTACTTGGAATAAAACAGTTTAAAGACCACTTAATAAATGGCGGGTAACGTATTTGTATATGGAAAGCATCGTTTTAAGATACTAAAATATTGAATTAATCAAATATTAAATAAATAAACACAAAGATTGAATTATTAACCAACTGCCTATAAATTATATACGGTGTTATATACTGGGCGGTTTAAAAAACAAGAAATTATGAAATTATCACCAAAAGAAAAAGCAAATTGGTTATATGAACTTTATAAAAGTTACTTACCTAGCAGTTTAGAGCCTGACTTATTTAAAGCGCTAGGACAAAAATTTGCTTTGATTTGTGTAAGCGAAATTTTAAAAGCAAGGCAAGCTGGAACTACTGGGGTTGTTTTTGACGAAGCTTATTGGAAAGAAGCAGAACTTGAACTATATAACGTGATTTAGCCTTGTATATAACGTTTGGTATATAAAACGTTGAGCGATTAGATTACAAATATTAAATAACTTTAGAATTAAATAATTACTAACTTAAAAAGACTGACAATGTTTTATATACAGTGTTAGCAAACGTTTATTATGGAATTAGGACAAAAATATTATTTAGGAGATGGGGAAAACTACTTTATTTATAGAACTGACAAATTTAATTTACAAACATTAAGAGCAGACTTATTTAACTCTAAAAATGAAAAGGTTGCAACTACACTTGTAAGAGGTGGAATGACCAATGCAGACAAAAGCCATCACGATATTATAAATGGCTTTGAGGTATTTGTTTTGTAATGTTTGCTAACGTT